GGTCATCGCAACGCTCGTTTTTTTTCTAGCGGCAGATCACGGACCCGCTAAACCACTGCGCTGCAAGGGGTTTGGCCATATTTGGCAACACCAACTGCCAATCGGCTTAAGTGGGCAGTTAAGTTAACTCCAGTTTAGTTAACTCAGTGCTGATCACCTTTGCTGAGCTGGCAATGATCAAGGGCTGCACCAAGGCTGCGGTCACTCACGCCAGCAAAAGCAGGATCGCTGCGGCGGTGGTTGAAAAGGATGGCAAGCGCTGGCTGGATCGTGATCTGGCCCTAGAGCTTTGGGACAAGAACACCAGGGCTACACCAGGCAGCAAGGTGCGCAGGCCAGACCCGATTGACATACCACCACCGGCCACGAAGCCAGCGGAACTGAAGGCCTTGATCGATGCGTTGCCAGAAGATCAAATCCCCGACCTGAATGAGAGCCGCGCTAGGCACGAGCATTACAAAGCCGAAAAGGCAAGGCTGGAAGCGTTACAAGGTCGCGGTGAACTGGTGCCCGCCAGCGAAGTGAAGGCTGCAGCGTTCAAGCTGGCTCGCGGTGTGCGGGACAGCATCATGGCCATTCCTGATCGTCTGGCTGCGCAGCTGGCCGGCACCACCGACGCCCGTCAATGCCACACGCTGCTGACTGAAGAGCTACGGGTGGCGCTCAGGAGTTTGGCTGATGGCTGATGCTGCGCTGATTTACACCGAGGCTTTTCGTGAGGGCCTGCGACCTGCTGATCCGATGACCGTGGATCAATGGGCCGATCGTCATCGCGTGCTGAGCACTAAGGGCTCAGCTGAGCCTGGCCCCTGGCGCACAGATCGCACCCCGTACCTGCGCGAGCCGATGGAGTGTCTGAGCCCTGCTAGCCCCTACCGGCGCGTGGTGCTGATGTTTGGCAGCCAACTTGGCAAGACGGAGGTGGTGCTGAACTGGCTTGGCGCGATCATCCATTTATGGCCTGCGCCCACGTTGCTGGTGCAGCCCACGCTGGACATGGCGAAGCGTCTCAATCGGCAGCGACTGGAACCGCTATTGCGTGAAACGCCAGCCTTGTCTGAATTGATCGCAGCTCCTAGGGCACGCGACAGCGGCAACACGATGTTTCTCAAGGAGTTCCGCGGTGGACTGTTTGTGCTCACAGGGGCGAACAGCGGCAGCGGCCTGCAATCAATGCCAGCGGCATACCTGCTCGCCGATGAGGTGAGCTCCTACCCCTTTGAAGCAGACGACAAGGGCGACCCGCTGGAGAACGCCGAGGCCCGCACATCTACCTTCCCGATGGGCAAGGTGCTGATCACCAGCACGCCAGGCACCCGCGGCATGTGCCGCATCACCCACGAGTTTGAGCAGCGCAGTGATCGGCGGCAGTTGGCCATGCGGATGCCCTGCTGTGGTGCGCTCGAAGTGCTCCGCTGGCGTGAGCACATGAAATGGGATACGCCCGATGGTGAAGTGTTCGCGCAATGCCCGGCTTGCGGTGAGCGCGTGAGCGAACATCACAAAACCTCGATGCTGGCCGGTGCGCAATGGCAGGCGACTGCCAAGGGCGACGGCATCACCGCCGGCTTCCACCTACCGGCCTGGTACGCCCCGGCCGGCTGGACCAGCTGGGCAGCCATACGCGATGAGTTCCTGCGGGCCAAGACCGACCCGCTACTGCTGAAGGGCTGGGTGAACAAGCGTGCCGCCGAAGCTTGGGAAGATGAGGCGGTGGCGGCCATCAACGCCGATGGCCTGATGGCCAGGGCGCAGGCTGATGGCTACAGCAGCGGCACCTGCCCTGAGGGCGTTGTGATCCTGCTGATGGCAATCGACGTGCAGGACACCTGGCTAGAGACCACCGTCTGGGGCTTTGGCCGCGGCGAAGAGATGTGGCGGATCTGGCATCAAAAGGTGGAGGGCAGCCCGGCCTACGAAGACGTGTGGGAGCAGATCGACAGCATCCGCAAAACGCAATGGCCCCGTGAGGGCGGCGGCATCTTGACGGTGCGCCACTGCGCCGTAGACACAGGCGGCCACTTCACCCAGGAGGCTTACGAATACTGCAGGGCCAGGGCGGCCGAAGGCGTAGTGGCCATCAAGGGCAGCAGCACCAAGGCGGCCCCAGCTCTCGGCAAGGGCACCAAGGTGGACGTGAACTGGCGCGGTCGTTTGATTAAGCGCGGCCTCACGCTCTACATGGTTGGCGGCGACACGCTGAAGCGCACGATCTACGCCCGTCTGAAGAAAGACAGCACCGGCCCTGGTGCGATTCACTTCGGAAGCGACGTGACTGAGGACTTCTTGCAGGGCCTCACCTGCGAGCGGCTGGTGCCCAAGACCGTCAAAGGCTTCCAGGTGCTCAGCTGGGAGAAACCCAGCGGTGCTCGCAACGAGCCCCTCGACCTTTGCGTTTATGCGTTAGCTGCATTGGAGCTGGTCAAGCGCCGCTACAACCGCGCAACGATGTGGGATCAGCTTGAGGCGGCTGCGCAACAGCAGCGCGATTTACCGTCCGATAAGCCAAAACAAAGGCGCCGTAAGGCTGCGCAATCCGGCCCTAATTTTGTTAGTGGGTGGTGAAGCTAGCCTTAGGGCCGGAGGTATTCCCGTGACTGTTCCCGCTCAAATCCACCCTGGCACTACGGTTCGATGGATTGAACCGGCGGGGACAGATCCCGTTGGTGAGCCAGCAACATCTGCCACCTGGACGCTTTCGATCCTGTTTCGCACCAACACCGCAGGCGAAGGCGCCACGGTCAATGGCAGCGCACGATCGGACGGCGGGTGGGATGTTGCCCTATCTGCTGCCCTGACCACCGGCTGGGCCAGCGGCACCTGGTACTGGGCGCGCAAGATCTCCAGCGGTGATGATGTTGTTGTCACAGGCAGTGGCACCACCACAGTCCTGCCATCGCTCAGCTATACCGGCGATCCAACAGCATTCGATGGCCGCAGCCAAGCTGAGCAGGATCTCGAGGCGGTGAAAACCGCAATCCGTTCGCTGATCAGCAAAGGAGCTCGGCAATACAGCATCGGCAGCCGCAGCTATACCGCCAACGATCTGGGCCTATTGATGCAGCGCGAGGCGCAGCTGAAGGCGATCGTCGCGCGTGAGCGTGCTGCTGAGAAGGCAGCGCAAGGCCTGGGTGATCCCGGCACCATGTTTGTGAGGTTCGGCTGATGGCCAAGCGCAAAGCATCCGGCGGCCGCATCAGTGGCGGCACCGCACAGCTGCAGATCGAGAGCGCAGCGCCGGCTACTTCCCCCCGCCGGCCCCGCCGGGCCTATGAGGGCGCGATCATCAACCGCCTGACCCATGGCTGGGTCACCAGTGCCACCAGCGCCGACGCTGAGATCGACGGCAGCCTGGTCAAGCTGCGCGATCGATCCCGCCAACTGCGGCGTGATTCTCCCTACGTTCGCCAGGCGATCCGCGCGATTGGCGCCAATGTGATCGGCCGCGGCATCCGGATGCAATCACGCGTCACGATGCAACGTGGCGGCCGGCTGAACGAACAGCTCAACCGGCAGATCGAAATGGCCTGGGCCAGCTGGGGCCACGCTGATCGCTGCCATGTAGCCGGCAAGCTCAGCCTTCCCGAGATCCTGCGGCTGGCTGTTGAGGCCATGGCTGAATCCGGCGAGGTCTTTATCCGCGTTGTTGGCGAGTCTTTCGGCCGTAGCCGCGTGCCCCTGGCGCTCGAGGTAATCGAGTCCGATTACTGCGACGAAGGCAAAAGCAGCGGCCCTGATGCGCAGGGCAACGAGTGGCGCATGGGCGTGAAGGTCAACCGCTGGGGCCGTCCGATCAGCTACGCCTTTCGTGATCGTCACCCTGGTGATTTGGTCAATGGCGTGGGCTTCCGTGTGACGGAGGTGCCGGCCGATCAGATCATTCACTTGTTTGTGACCGATCGCCCAGGGCAAACCCGTGGTGTGCCATGGGCCGCCAGCGCCGTCAAGCGCCTGCATCACCTATCTGGTTATGAGGAGGCCGAAGTGGTGCGTGCCCGTGCCAACAGCTCGCTGATGGGCTTCATCCAATCTCCCGAAGGCGAGCTGCATGGCGACGACATCGAAGACGGTGATCAGGTAACCCGCTTTGAGCCTGGCGTCTTCAAGTATCTAGCCCCTGGTGAGACCGTCACAGTGCCGCAGTTGGACGCGCCTGATGGGCAGTTCGAGCCGTTCCTACGCGCCATGCTGCGCGGCGTGGCGGCTGCCATTGGCTGCAGCTTCGAGACGATCAGCCGGGACTTCAGCCAATCCAACTACAGCAGCAGCCGGTTGAGCCTGCTCGAGGATCGTGAGCATTGGCGGATGCTGCAGGACTACATGATCGAGCACCTGCTGCAGCCCGTCTTTGACCGCTGGCTATCGGCGGCCGCTGGTGTTGGCCAGCTCAGCCTGCCCGGCTACGACACCATGCCAGAGCGCTATGAAGCCGTGCGGTGGTATCCCCGCGGGTGGGCATGGGTGGATCCTCAGAAGGAAGTGGATGCCTACACCAAGGCCGTGCGCTCAGGCTTCAAAACCCAAGCCGAGGTGGTGGCTGAAGGCGGTGGCGATATTGAGGATCTACTGGTGGCACGCGCCGCTGAGGTGGATCGCGCTGAACAGCTGGGCCTGCAGTTTGAAACCAATCCCGCTGATGATGCGCAAGGCGGCGCAGTTAATGCAACGCCTGAACCCCCGCCATCCCCTGAAGAGTGATGCGGCTGCGGCCGATAATGCTTGCATCGGCTGCAGATAGCATGAATCCAAGATCAGAGGATCAGGAAATGGAATTGCGCGAGCTCAACCAACAGCCGCTCTACCGCTCTGCGGTGGTGGCCGAGGTTGCGCGTGCCGAGGAAGATCCTGATGTTGTTGAGTTCACCTTCAGTTCAGAACAGCCGGTTGAGCGTTACTTCGGGATGGAAGTGCTTAGCCATTCTGGTGAAGCGATGAACATGGAGCGCCTCAATAGTGGCGCTGCACCATGGCTCTGGAATCACAATCCCGAAGTGGTGCTCGGCGTGGTTGAACGTGCCTGGATGGGCGACGATCGCCGCGGCCGTGTCCGCACCCGTTGGAGCCCCAACACCAAGACGGAAGGAAGCGAAGAATACAAGCGACGGCAGGACTGGGAAAGCGGCACCATCCGCAACGTGTCGTTCATGTATTCGATCGATGAGCCGCTTGATACCTCCAGCCGTGAAGGCTTTGCGGTGGTGACCAAGTTCACACCGATGGAAGTATCGGCTGTCAGCATTCCTGCTGATCACACCGTTGGCCAAGGCCGCAAGGCCAGCCATCCAAGCAGCTCTGGCCCCCCCAGCGCTGCCGCGGCCCCGGCCGCACCCTTGACCCCCAACAGCAACACGCAAATGGACCCCTCCACCATCGACATGGAGGCCGTGCGGGCTCAGGCTGCGGCCGATGAGCGC